TTTGAAGAGGTTTAACGTCGTACCCAGATGACTCCATTGCATCAATAAGCTCGGAGAATTCTTTTCTTGATTGCTCAAAAGCTTCTTTCTCTGCTCGCAAAGCAGAAACCTCATTAGAAGCAATAGAAAGAATAGGCTCTACGTATGAACGAACATTGTCTGGAAGGGACTCAAGATTAACTTCGTCTAAAGAATTAAACGAAATTTCAACAGGCTCTTCTTTTACTTCTTCAGGTTCAACAACTTCTTCAGTCTTAGGAGCTTCTTCGGACTCAAGAGTTTCAACAGCTTCAGCTAAAGACGCCTGGTCTGGAGCATCTTCTGTTCCTGTAATTTCAGTTGCTTCAGATAAGGGCAGGCCCTGCTGGGAGGCTCCTGCTGTGGCGACGGGTTCTCCGATTCCTGCGACGGGGATAGTTCCATTTGCGATTCCATTTACAAACTCCATTAAATCATCATCATTTGTTAAGTTATAAAGACCAGGCGCAGATTGCTGTGCAACGCCTTCCAGAATTCCAATTAACTCTGGGGTCATCTGAGAAGAAGCTTTGTCCAAAAGACCTGCTTCTACTAATTTTGCAGTTGCTGCCTGAATAATATCTGGAGACAACATATCTAAAGGAACATCAGGATTAATAAGTGGAGATACGGCTGGATCTTCAAAAGATTCTTCCATCATCTCTTCTTCTGCAAGCTCTACGTCTGGTTCTGCCATCATTTCTGCATCCTGTTCTGGTAACATTTCTACTTCAGGACCACCTTGGGCAAGTAGATCACTAAGCTTTTGACTTTCTTGGACTAGAATGTTTTCCAATTCCTCAAGTGGCATATTTGCCAATTGTTCTGGTGAATAATTCATAACTGTTCCTACTTTGTAGCGGGTGGTTTAGCTGTTGCAGCTTGAGATACGTCTATCTTACCGGATCTTGCTGCGCTTTCGGCTGTATCAGCAGCAGATTTCCATTTCTTATACTTAGAATCAGACCAACCAGTTGAGTCTTGCATTTCTTTTTTATAGATATGGTCAGTAAGTCCGACGTGACTTCCTTTGTTGTATGCTTGGCCCATTTCAAACATTTCTTGTTTAGTAGACTCAACATAGTTTCTATATTCAGCAGACTCTGGATCAAGTCTAGAAAAATTATTTTCTGCTTCAAGTTTTTGTATGTCTTTATATGAGCGAACCGCTTTTCCATCAGCACGTTGTTTAGCACTGTAAAAGTTGTTGGTGTAATGCTCTAAGTCTTCAAACACTGGACCAATATGCCTAAAACGTTGAACCCCAGCTTTAGATGCAGGCGAATCGCAAAAATGACAATCTACAGTTTCTTCGATTTCTTTTCTTGATAGAAACAGTTCTTCAAACTTTTTATTACAAGACCCACATTCGTACATAAAAATAGGCATTTATTTTTAGTACTCTTCATCTTTAGAGTTGTGTTCTTCAGAGTCGTTGTTTTCTTTTTTGTCGTTATGTTCTTCTTTATAATGGTCATCAACAACTTTCTTTAAGTCGTAATAATATTGACCAGCCAAAGTGCTTTCATCTCTTTCTGTCCAATTTTCAAGCAAAGACATCAAATCACTTTTCATATCTGAACCAGAACGATCATCCATTACATCGTCTGAGTACGCACTAAAGGCATCTTTAGACATATGGTCCATTGACGCCATCTTTTCACACATGCTTTCATCACCAGCAGCTTGTTTTGCAAACTCTTCTGGAGAAGAACCATTCATCATTCCCGATGGGGCTTCCAATACAAGAATAGTAAGTGCTTCTTTATCTCCACCGTGAGCTTTTTTAGCGATTTTATTAAAGTCCATTTTCATTTCCTTTGGCTGCCATTTGTCAACCTTGAGGTATTTCGGGCATGTTCATCATAGGGTTTGCGCCCATTGCTGCCATTTCTTCAATAGCCTGGGCTTCACTCATATCTGTTGCTTCTTCTGCTTCTGTATTGTCCATTGCAGCGTCTTTCTTAACCAACGAAGGACGGAACCCGAAAGAATCAACAATCTCTCTAGCAAGTTCAGATTGATCAATGGCTTCAGACATTGGACCAGCAGAAGACAGGTATTGAATAAGTTCAATAAGATGCGCTCTACGTACAATCTTATCTTCCATAAGCGGACTAAATGGAAGCAGTCTAAATCGAGTAGATTTATCTATTACTTCTTTTGTAAAAGTATCTGCATCAACATCATTTTGAACAAGTTCAGAGATGCGTTCCATGTTTACACCGGAAACATCGCTGTGGATTGCAGCCCATTTAAAACTATCCAGAGCCTTTCTAAACATCGTTGTTACAACACGAACAACCTTGCGTGACCGAATAGACAAACGACCTTCAATAGCAGAACGAATCATATTTGCTTCAGCGGCTGTACGAATGTTCTTTACTTGACCTTGTTGGTAGTCAGCCATTCCTGGCAACCACCGAATTGAATCAACAGATTGTCCAAGGTGCTGGTTAAAATCAAACGTAGTAGGCATTTCAGGGCTTACATAAACATGCTGATCAATAGTACCGTCTGGTGGGCCTTGAACTAAGGTAGGCTCCCAAGTTCTTGCATTTTTAAACCGTGCAAATTCATCATCTGAACGGAACAGCTTTGAATCAATCATCATCCGACGCGGAAGTCTTGCTACTACCTCACGTCTTGCGCTTACCAATTCGTTAATATCCCTTTGGATTGGAGCCACCAAAGAAACATCAGAGATGCCTCTAACCCTACCAATACCGGGATGAAATACAAGTACTTCGTATGGTCTTCCATATGGTATCTCAGACTCCATTAGAATCTGACTAGTATCTGGGTGAATATGGTACAGCTTATTGTGTTTAAAGTCCCAGTATTCTACCAAAGAAACGTATTCTTTAAGACCAGCATCACGAAGTTTAATCTCTGCTTCGTCTTTCATCTGATTGTAAACAAGACTTCTTGGGTACGTATCTCCCTTAATTGTCTTCTTTGGCCGGCTGTATACTCCGCTATCAATTCTTGATTGAAGATCTTCTGTATGAATAACGAATCGCTCAAAACACCACATAGCGTCTTCAATTCGTTTAGCGTTTGGATCAAAGTGAACTTCCCATGGAAGTTTAGTTCGCCAGATCGGTCTACCAAGATCAGATGACCACATGACCTTAATGACACTCATATCAAAGATAAGCGCATGAAGGATAAGCTCGCGAAGGGTTTCATCTAAAGAGTCTCTACCTGTGGAAGATCCATAGCCAATGAAGAAGCAATAGTATCAATGATAGGAAATACTTCGTTTTGAACAGCGTTGTAGTGTCTTGCACTGTCGTAAGATGATCCAAGTGAGTACCCATCACCCATCCAGAACTCACCACGGTAATAAGCAAGGTTTCTGATTAGTTCATCAGACCGGTACTTCTTAAAGTTTTCTTCTGTTTGGTGAATTAAAGTAGTAATCTTTCTTACTTCTTTTTCTTCTTTAGAAAACTTTTCTAGATCTGAGAAAGAATTGCTCATTTGTGGGTTCCCCAAGGACTATTAGAATCTATCTTTGACATGCCGTCAATCTTGGTCATCAAACGTTTCCAGTTTCTATTGGTTAACTCGGCTTTTGAAAGATTACTTTCTTTCCACCTTGCTCCAACTTCAATCTTCCAACCCCAAGCTGCACCTGCTATTGCTGCTGCAAGGTCATAGTGACCACCTGAAGTATCTCTTGAAAGCTTATCCCATTGACCACGATAGTTAATTAACTGACGTATACACCTCGTAGAGTATAGAGTCAGCGAACCATCATCAATAATCTCCTGCAGAAAACTTATAGCTTGTGCTTTAGTTTTAGCAGTTGAGTACCAGCCTGGAATTCTTGTATATCCAGACTTGTGGTTTGCTTGGGCTTTTCTATGATAAATTTCACGACAACCAGAAGCTAAAAGGTGAGAGAGAACAGCCTCTCCAACACCGTTAGACTCAACGTATATTCGGGCATTGTTGTATTTTTTAGACCACTGCGCCAAAAGATTAGCCATTTTAAATGCTTCGCTGTGTCCAAGATACTCAGCAACCTGTTCGCAATTATCAATATCTATAATCTGAACACCAAACATATCTCTTGATGCCCAAGATCCAGCAGGGTCACAGAAAATTAAATAACGGCTGTCTTCTTTTGGTTTAACAAACTCAACATAAGGTTCTGTTTCAACATTAAGACCGGTGCCTTTGTCGATCATATCTAACAACTGCATAAGTCGAGATGTATTGAAAATAGACTCTCCAGCAAGAACCCAACAGTCAAGTTCGTTTACTGGATACTCTGCTCTAAACTTTTCTAGGTTGTTCCTGCACTTTTGAAGACCTTCTGTTTGCATCCAGAATGCTTGTGCTGCAGTTAAAGCATTTTTATCTGCGTATTCTTGTACAACAATATCTGGCCGCCATCCGGGTGGTGGATCAACTGAGTACTCAGTTACCATTGTCCATGGAACAAAAACCTTCATCCATTTGCTATGGGGGTTTTCTGCATCCATACAAAGTTCATGAAGTTGATCACCATGATAGCTTGGTGTTGACTCTGCAATAACAAAACCGCCGTTACTTGGAACAGCATTAAGGGCTGAAGTCCAAGCATCAGGACCAGCTACTTCAGACCATTTAGAAATCTCAGTAGCCATAAGTACCTGAACGGTTTCACCACGAAGTGGTTCTTCATCGTTTACAGATGCAACAACCATTCTGCTGTCTAATTCTGGAAACTCAAGCGTTCGTTTTAAGCCTGTTGTCTTTTTTGGCTTAATTTGTGTAGGCATGTGTCTATGAAAACGAACAGCCATTTCCGAAAGGTTTTGAGCCATTTGTTTTTTATGAGCCAGCAAACCAACGCGGCAACCTTTTCTAAACATTGCATGTTGAGTTGCTACAGAAGTAAAAAACGTACTGCTACCTTCTTGTCTTGGCTTTACGTGTACTAACCATTTGTTGTTTTGGTAGCAGTCGCGTACTGCTGCAGCCAGTATTCTTTGATGATCCCAAAGTTTAAATGGAACAAGCGCACCACTTTTGGCACGTATCTTATTCATATGGCAGTACTTTTCTGGGTCCCAGAAGCCTTCCATGTTTGGAAGGATAATACTCACTGAACGTTACCAGAGAATACATTAAATGGTCCGCTACTTGTAAGCGACGACATTACGCTTTCTTCCTGGGTTACCGGGTTCTTCTTCTGAGAGTATCGGCTTTTGTCTGAAAGAGTTTGTCTGGAAACAGTGACAACGCTCATCATGGCGTCTACATCTTTCTTTTCCAGTGTACCCATACGATAACTGTTCAATACATCTTCACATACATGAAGAATTCCTTGATACGATTGTAGAGAAAATCGTTTATCTGTTTTTTTATCGTCGCTCATTTTTAGCAGCCTCCAGTAAAATATCTGGTGTAAGACCAGAATCCGGCATTGCATCGCACAGGGCTTTAGCAAAGTTACGATTAGTACCCAATCTTATTATTGCTCTTTTTACAGACGCATGTACAGCCTGTCTAGAACATCCTTCTTGATAACCTATAACTTCTAGTTTAAGACCACTAAGAACTTTTTCAAATCTTCTTGCCTGAGTTTCTGGCAACGCTTCGTAGATAGCTATTTTTATGTTTGGTTCTAATTTTCCGTTTGATGAGGTAATATCAGATACCGTTGGGTTTCTTGAACACAACCATTCCATCATGCTGTCAACAGAAGAACCATTTCTTGGAGATAAGTTTATTTCTTTAAACTTAGACTCTCCACCTTTCAGTAAAGCCATTGATATGGCATTACGTACAAAGGAAGATAAGTCTAAACCAGCTCTTTTCGCAGCATCTTCTATTGAAAGGTACTGACGGTCAGAAACTCTAATCCTAATTCGCCTTTCTTTATTCAACTAAAACTCGGAGAGTAAAATGCCAGCAGCAAAAAAAACAACATCACGAAAGAGAGTAACAAAAACTGGTGATGTAGTAATTCCAGATGAGAAGGTAACTGAAATTATTGA